ACCTGGTCAGAAGTCATACTACCAACACTCGTGGACCGGCGCGGGTGGGCCACTTTCATTGGGACCCCGAACGGGCCGAACCACTTTCGCAAACTCGTGCGCTCCGCGATGCAAGATACGAGTAATCGCTGGTTCTACGAGAACCATCCTGTTTCCCAAACTGGTCTGATCCACCCCGACGAACTTGTGGAGATGAAGAAGCTAATGCTGCCAGAGGAGTACGCCCAAGAAATGGAGTGCTCATTTGAGGCCTCCGCCCGTGGTGCTTACTATAGTGTGGAAATAATGGCGGCCGAGGCCAGCCACCGAATTGGGCCGCTTGCGGTGAATCAAGATATGCCCTTGCACTTCATTTATGACCTGGGCTTCCGGGATGATACGGCCACCATCGTTTTTCAAGAAGCTACCGACGGGTATCCGATTGTCCATGCCGAAGCGGATTCCCTCCGCCCCATCTCGCACTACATACAGCGGATAAACGAAATCTGTTTAGAACTTGGCTGCACCCGTGGCGAGGTCTGGTTACCACATGATGCGAAGGCCAAGACACTACAAACGGGTAAGAGTATCGTAGAACAGTTCCTCCTGGCGGGTATTCGCCCGAAACTCGTGCCCTTGTTGGATGTAATCGATGGGATTGCCGCAGCACGGATGCTCTTTCCCAAAATCTATTTTAGAGAAGGATCTACTCTAGATCTCATAGAGGCCCTCAAAACGTATAGAAGAAAGTGGGATGAAGACACACAGGCGTTTTCAAATCTTCCAATCCATGACTGGTCTAGTCACTACGCGGATGTCTTTCGTTACTTCGCGGTTGTCGCGCAACTAGAAGAAGACACGCCGCAAACTCGTGTTACGACTGCCCCCGCCGATGCCCTGCAGAAGGGATTTTACCCTATATCACTTAACCAGCTTTGGGAGGATCACCATGGAAGCAGCAATCGAATCAACTAGCACGCCCGCACGAGATCCTGCAGAGCATTGGGTTAGGGAAATCCAGACTTCTGAAAAGGAAATGCGGAAATTTTGGGAACGAGGCCGTCGTGTCGTTAAGCGATACATGGACGATGCTGACCCCGCCAGCCAAGGATTTCAACAGGCCGTGGGAACCGATAAGTACAACGTATTCTGGTCGAACGTCGGCGTACTCAAGTCTGCACTCTACGCAAATCCGCCGAAACCCGTGGTTAAGCGGGAATTTGATGATTTTCAAGATCAAATCGGGCGGGTGGCTAGCCAAATCATGGAACGATTGCTGGCACAACCGTTTGAACACATCGAATCCGAAATAAACGACGTGTTTAAGCAGGTGGTCGAAGACAGACTTATACCGGGCCTCGGGCAAGTTTGGCTGCGGTATGATCCTGAAATTGAGGACATAGAAACGGAGCCGGCTGTTACCGATAAACGGGGCCGCGAAATAAAGCCCGCAGTCACTGCTTCCCAGATCACCAATGAAGAGGTAGATATCGACTACGTCTACTGGGAAGACTTTCTGTGGTCGCCATGCCGCATTTGGCAAGAAGTTCGGTGGGTGGGACGTCGCGTGTACATGGATAAGAGAGAATTTATCCGCCGATTTGGGGAGGCCCCTGCCAAACTTGTGACATGGACAAATCGGCAGTCCAAAGAACGCAGCGATCGGGTTACCCCCGAGAATCTTCACATTAAAAAGACAGAAGTTTATGAAATCTGGGATAAGCCGTCCCGGTGCGTGTATTTCGTCAGTAAAAGCCTGCCGTATCTTCTTGAAAAGACCGGTGACCCGTTAGAAATTCATGGTTTCTTTCCATGTCCGAAGCCTCTTACGGCTACGACCACCACTTCTTCTACAGTTCCGAAAGCTGACTACTTGATGGTGCAGTCGCAGTACCGGCGATTGGATAATCTCACGTTACGCATCGGCATGTTGGAAGATGCTATTCAAGCCAGTGGCGTCTACGATAAAAGTAATAAAGAGCTGAGCCAGATTCTTAGCGGCAACATGAATAAAATGATCCCAGTGGACAACTGGGCCATGTTCGCTGAAAAGGGCGGGCTAAAGGGCGTCGTGGATTGGTTCCCGCTGGAAATGATCACCAACGCCCTGGATAAACTCCGGGAATTGAAGGCGGACGCCAAGGCGGAGCTTTACGAACTTACCGGCATCAGTGACATTATGCGGGGCACAACTGCTCCTCGCGAAACGGCGATGGCACAGGGGTTGAAAGCGCAGTATTCGAGTGTCCGGTTGCAGTTTGTCCAGGGAGAAGTGGCAGAGTTTGTACAATCTGTTCTGCGTATCAAGGGCGATATCATTTGCAAACACTTTCAGCCTGAAAATATCGTCAAAAATAGTCTTATAGAGCTTACTCCCGACGCGGAGTATGCGCCTCAAGCGGTGCAACTCCTAAAGGATACCTGGGCGCGGCACTACCGGGTCGTTATCTACGCAGATACCTTGTCTATCCCTGATTACAATGCTGAACGGCAGGGGCGGACCGAATTTATCAGCGCGATGGGGCAGTACATCAGCCAAATCGTGCCCCTCGTACAGATGGAGCCGCACGCGGCGCCATTCCTCATGCAAATGCTTCAGTGGGGCGTTGCCAGTTTCCGCAGTGCTCAGTCTATTGAGGGAGTTTTCCAGAAAGCCCTTACTGAAATGACCAAGGCACTACAGCAGCCGAAGCCGCCAGCGCCCCCAGATCCAAAACTACTGATCGCGAATGCAAAGGTGCAGGCGGATGCGGCGAAGGCGCAACAGCAGGCCGCGCATCTACAACAGAAATTCCAACAAGACTCGGCACTGGCTGCGCAGAAGAGCCAGCAAGATCAGCAATTGGAGGTCGTGCAGGCTCAAGCTGATGTGGCTGCGGGGGAGGCCAAGTTGAATGCAGATATCACTAAGGCTATCACAGATGCGGTGGCGGCGGCGATGGCACATCAACAGAGTCTTACCCAGGCGCAGGAAAAGCATCAACTTAGCATGGTACACACTCAACAGAAACACGCACAAGCACTCAAACAGGGGCCGAAGAAATGAGCGGACGCAGACGCTACGTGGCAGTTGGTAACAAGTGGGTGGAGGTAACCGCTGATTACGTGCAGCCTTTTCCCGACAGACAAGATTTACTATGGAACGATCGGGCATACCAGGATATGAATGATCCTCGGTTTGCCAGTCGTTCCCAGCATCGGGAGTATATGGAACGTAATGGACTAACCACCGCCGATGATTTTACCAACGAATGGAAACAGGCGGCTAAGAAACGCGAAGCATTCTACCGCGGTGAAGACCCTAACCGCGTTAAGTCTATTGTAGAAGCAGTCAAAAAAGTAGAACAGGGTTATCGCCCAAAACGCTATCCACAGGAGAATTAAATGGACCCAGAACTGGAAACAGACTCGCCCCCGTCTTTACGGGATTCAATCCTTGCCGCTACGGAACAATCGGAAGCGCCTCCTGAGTCCGAGGCTAAAGAACAGGAACCTGCCGACAAAGCTCCACCTTCTGAAACGCCTCCTGCAGAAGAATCCAAATCTGAAACAAAGGGCGCTAAGGATGAAGAGAAGCAGGGCCTACAGCGCGACGGCAAAGGTAAGTTCCAAAAAGGTACCAAGGAGGAGCCCCCGCCCCAGGATGAAGCGGCCCAGTTACCGAAGAGTCGCGCCCCCAGTTCGTGGCGTCCGGCCTTGCGTGAAAAATGGGCTGCTTTGCCCGCTGAAGTTCAGCAAGAAGTCCTTAAGCGGGAACGAGAAATCGGCCAGGGGTTTAACGAAGTTGGCGAAGTCAAGAAATTTCGGGACTCTTTCCTGCAGACGATTAACCCGTACCAGAATATCTTCCAGGCCGAGGGCAACCAGCCCCTGAAGACTATAAATGATCTTTTGCAGACCGCCAGTGTATTGTATAATGGTGGAGCAATGCAGAAAGCTCAAACTGTGGCCCAGATGATTAAAAGTTTCGGGATAGATTTGCAGATTCTGGACGGGATTTTATCGGGGCAGCCCCAACAAGCGGGAAATGCCGCGCCCGGTATGAATTCTAATACCGACATAGCTCGTCTCGTGCAAAATGCTGTTCAAAGTGCTCTAGCTCCCGTACTACAGGGGCAGCAAGAGGCCGCTCGTTTGGAAGAGCAGAATGCTGTATCTGCCATAGATACATTCGCGCTTGACCCTAAGAATGAGTTTTTCGAGGATGTCAAGAATGAGATGGCAGACCTCCTGGAGATGGCGGCAAAACGGGGCCAAAAAATGGACTTGTCAACTGCATACAATAGGGCCATACTGACCCACAGTGATATCGCGGACATTGTAGCTCAGCGAAAATTACAGGAGAAAGCTGCCGTAGCATCATCTGCGGCGGCGGCAGCGCGAAAGAGAGCGGTCAGCATCACGGGTGCCCCCGCAAGAGAAAGCGCAGCTTCTGGAAATTCGATTCGAGACGCCCTCAATACCGCGATCGATACATTGGGAGCCTAGACGGTTAGACCTCGCTAGTTGGGTAGTACTCATCTTTCTTAAACCAACTAGCGAGGTCTCAAATGGCATTCCCAAATGTAAGCGATATCATCGCCACAACGATTGAATCGCGCTCCAAAGAAATTGCAGATAACGTCACCCGAAATAACGCCCTGCTTTCCCGCCTCGACCAGCGCGGGAATACCAAGACCATTAGCGGCGGCAGTGTCATCTTCCAGGAACTGGCTTTCGCAGAAAACGGCAACGCCGGATGGTATTCTGGTTATGACCTGTTGCCGGTCGCCGCGCAGGACGTGATTAGCTCGGCTCAGTTCGACATCAAACAAGCGGCTTGCCCCGTCGTCATTTCCGGTCTGGAGATGCTGCAAAACGCCGGGAAAGAGCAGATGGTTGACCTGATGGAAGGGCGCCTTTCAGTTGCTGAAAGCACGATGGCGAACCTGGTTGCGGGCGGCGTTTATTCCGACGGTACGGGGAACGGCGGCAAACAGGTCACGGGCCTGGATGCGGCGGTGGCGGTTGACCCGACTACTTCCACTGTCTATGGCGGCATCAACCAGCAAACTTGGACATTCTGGCGCAACGTCGTCGTTTCCGGTAACGCAGAAACGGCGGCAACCGTTCAGGGTCGTATGAATCTGCTGTGGGCGCAACTCGTTCGGGGCATGGACCGGCCTGACCTTATCGTGATGGATTCCATCATGTGGGGTC